CCTGTTCCTGTTTCAGCTGTAGGCATTTCAATTGTAAATGTTGTGGCTGTTGGAATTGTTTTTACTTCAAATAATACATCATCAAAATCTGTAGCTGTGTAATCTGTTTGACCACCAGTAAATGAACCTGCATTTTCAAATGTCAGTATATCTCCTATTTCTAAATTGTGAGAAGAATATGTTGTTATAGTTACTGTCGTGGATCCGTTGGTCGTGGTTATGTCTGCGCCAGTCTGTTGTCTGTCTGGATCAATTGGTGTTATATCATACAAGTCACCAGAATAATAAATATATAAACATCTATTAGTTCCAATTGCTGCATATTTACGACCATCTAAATCAGTAAAGACATGTTGTGCTCGTGCGACCCCTATTAAAGTGTTTGAATTTATTTGTAACCATCCCCCTATTTTCTCAGGTTGACCATATCTAAAACGAACATTATCGCCATTAACCCATACATTTTCAGCTTGGGTATCTGTTATTTGTTTATTAAATCCTGGTCTGAATGGTATTTTTGTTAAAGCCATAATCGTATTTTACAGTAAATTTAGTCTTTAGTATAGATTAGCTATATTGTTATTTTGGTAGTATTATATTCCACTCTAGCTTGGATAGCAAATCTTGTAAATATACTTTTTGTAGCTTATTTTCTTTTAAATAAGTGTGAAGTTCTTCAATATCAACGATAATCCATTGATCTTTTAAATCATATACTATTTTATCTGCCTTAGTTTTAAAAGAACCCCCTTTGATATTATTCTTTAAGGGTCTTAAATCAAATTTAAATGTTTGATTAGATACTCCCTCTATAATACCTTCAACATCCCATAACTCAACAGCTTTTGTGTTTTGATTTGGAATCTTTTTATTAGTTAATCTATCTAAAAAATCCATATTTAGTTTTCGTATATATTTTTTAAAACTGAAAATAAACTTGATTTTGTTTTTACATGTTTTTCAAAAATCTTTTTTCTTTCATTCAATCTTTGAATACAAGGATCAAACTCTTTTTTAAAGTCTTCTTCATTTATACGACCTTCTTTAATTATTGATTGTTTATCAGTAGGTGCCCAGTGCATGCCCGCAGCTATACAATGAAGTCCTGTATAATTATGAAATTTAAAATCATAAGTACGTCTCCATACAGCATTGTTAAAACCACTGAAAGCAACTGGTTTTAAATTTATTAAACTTTCATCCCAGGATTTATTAAAACAATGTTTCCAATATGAAGTATCATTTCTATGAGATAGTGCGTAATGTAATGCCACAAATTCAGCAAACTCTCTAAATAAATGTTTACATTGATAATTAAAATTGTCTCTATCCCATTGAGATGTTTCATCTCTTTGCAAGTTTCTAATTAACTTTATTAGAAATTCATGAACTGAATATAAACCATTACCTTCAAGAGGTTCTATAAATCCAGCAGATAGCCCAATTGCCACCACATTTTTAACCCATAGTCTATTGTGAATACCTACACGGCTTTTAATATTTCTATATTCTAATTCTTCAACATTAAGAACTTTTTCTTTATTTTTTAAATGACTTTTAAATTCTTTTAAGGCATTTTCATCCGAAACAAATTTATCTGAATACACATAACCTGTTCCAATTCTACTCCACAAAGGTACTCTCCATACCCATCCGTTTTGAATTGCAGTGCAATTAGTATAAGGAACTAATTGTGTTTTTTTATTAGTGTATGAAACTCTTGTAGCCCATGCAGAATTATTTGGAAGAATATCTTCATAAGATTCAAAAGGTTCTTTTAAAGTTTTTCCTAATAGTAAAGATTTAAAACCTGTGCAATCTATGTATAAATCTGCCTTATATTTATTATTTAAAGAAACAATTCCATTTTCATTTTGTTCAATAGATACAACATCATCAACTATATGTTTTATTTTTTTACAATAGTTATTTTTTAACCATAAACCAAATTTAATAGCATCAAAATGATATGCTCTAGTTACTTCATTTATATCAAACGTGTTGTGATTAACATGAGCCATCTGTAATGGATAAGTACAATCCGCATAATCAGAATAAGGTGTTTTAGGATATAATATTTTTTTAAACCACCAATCATTAATTTCTGCTTTATTATCTTTTATAAAAGGTTGTCCAAAAGGATAATGAAAAGCTTCTCCTTTTTTATAGAAATCTGTAAATTTAATACTTAATTTATAACTACCATCCACATATTTAATAAAATTTTTATCTTCTATTTTTAATAGTCGCATCCAATCTGTTATTTGTCCAAGTGTACTTTCTCCTACACCAATTGTAGCTATGTTTTTTGATTCGATTAAAGAAATATTATAAGTTGGAAACTGTGATTCTAAAGTAGCTGCTGTCATCCATCCAGCGCTACCTCCTCCAACAATAATAATTTTCTTAATCATATTAACTTTACTAAATTTTTTAAATTTCTTTTATGCAACATAATATCAAAAGCAATTGTAATTCTTTCTTTTTCACTTTTATGAACTGTTGTGTAATGAGGTATATTTGATTGAAATAAAATTATTTTACCTGTTTCATTTTTACTTTCATAAGTTACAGGATCATTAATTTGATTTATGGGATTTATATAAATTGTAGATGTATCATCACAACTTACACATATATTACCCGACAAATAACAATAAGGAGTTACATTATGTAAGTGTTTTGCTATAGAAGTATTATTCTTCATAACATTAAACCAACCTTTAATATAAACTTCTTTTTCTATTTTTATTTTTAAATAATTTAAAAAATTATTATGTAAATCAATTATATCATTTTTTATTTTTTTAATTTCACTATTTTTCCATTTAAAAATATTATAACCTTCATGTTTTGCAGTGGTAGAATTAGGTCCTAAACCTGTATAGCCATCACTTTCTGAATTTAATTTTAAAACTTCTTTTTCTTTATTTTTTAAGAATTTTTGTAAATTGTTAAAATCTACATTAACAATATGGTCTTCAGCTAAATAGTAATTCCATTCTGGAGCAAACGGAGTTTGTTTAGGTTCACTTTTAAAATTAATTACATTCATTTATGAAATTAATTTTTTAATATACATTTCTAGTCTTGCAATTTTAGCAGCATATTTTTGTATAATTTCACTTTGTGTTTCTATGTACAATTCTAATTTTGTATTATGTTCTTTTAATTCTTTATTTAAAATAACTTCAGATTCTTTAACAGTTTTTTCCATCTGTATTTTTTCTTTTAAATCTTCTATTTCTTTTTCCATTTCTATTTTCGATTTTTCTATCATTAATATTCTCCATTCCATTCTGAAAAACTACAATTAAAAGATATTACAGTTTTTCTCTTGTTTGTTTTATTTAAAGGTGATCTATGATATTTACTTGCATAAAAAATCAATATATCTCCTTCAGTTATATTTGGTTTAGTTTCATCCAAAAATTCTGTTATTAAACTTTTATTAGGTAATTCTAAATAATAAATTCCAGCATAATTGCTATGACCATGTGTATGCCAATCATGTATATTATTTTTTATGTATTGTTGGAACCATACACCATGCACTTCACATTTAAGTGATTTAAATGTAGGTAATAAATTTTTTAAATGATTAATTAAATGAGGATAAAATAATTTTAAATAACCTTCTTCTAAATTTCTTTTAGAAAAATAATCTGTTTTATTAATTTTATCTATATTAGATTCTGGAGTTCTATCTATTAAAGATAAAAGTTTTTCTTTTAAAACTTTATGCTTTTTAAATTTATTTATCCACATTTTTTTCTATTTTTATATCTTTTGGTAAACCTAAATGTGGTCTACCATCATAAATATTTTGTATATCTTTTATATCATTATAATGTAAAAAAACTTGCCCACAGATATTTCCTTCAAAAGGTTCTCTCCAATGTTTTAATTTATCTCCTTTATAAATCAACATATCGCCTGGTTTTAAATCAAAATTTTTTACCTTTTTATTTTTTAATTCTAAAAATATTTTCCAAGGATCACCACCTAAATTCATAGTTGCTGATATTTTACAACTAAATCTATCAATATGTTTTTTTAATTCATTTCCTTTATGATAAGCTCTAGCATAAGAATAAGTTTCAATTAATTTAAGTTTAGTTTCTTTTTCCATAACTTGTTTAATTTTTACTAATAACAAATCAAAAACAGGATCACCGTAAATACAAAAACTATTATCGACTTGTCCATCCCCCCACATACCTTGATCAGTATTAAAATTGGATATTAATTTATTATTACTCAATGTAATAAATACTTGTCTTTTTAATAATAAATACTCATATAAAAAATTAGACATATTATTATTTATAACAGCTTTTAAGTGAATATAATCTTGTTTCATTTATTTAAATGGATATCCAAGCACCCAAGAGACTAATGAATACCTCACTCCTTTCTTTATTGGTTTAATTCTATGCCATATGTAAGATGGAAATACAATAATAGATCCTTTTGGTAAAAATTCTTTTACTGAAATGGTATGTATTTTTATTTCATTACTAAATACTTCTGGTATTGCAAACTCTAATTCTCCTCCTTCATAATCATTTGGGTCACTTAATTGACATGAAAAAGAAAGTTTTCTTATTTTACCATTATGAGATTCTCCTTTATTAGTATAAGGTTCTGGTATTGTATCTGCATGAAAACCATAATATTGACCTTTTTTATATTTTGTAAATTGTAAAGACTCAATCCAATCATGTTGAAAATTCCAACCTGTTTCTGTATTTGCAAAATTTATAAAAGGTAAAATTTCTCTATACATCCACTTTTCATCTGTCCAACTTATTTTTGAATCTCTAATATTTTTTTTCATATCTTTGATTTCTTTTTTTGAAACTTGATTTAATTCTAAACCTCTGACCATAGCTTGTTTATCTTTTAATGAAACACCTAGTTTTACTACGTCATCACAAAACTTATGTGATAAACCTGATTCAAAATAAAAATATTTATCTTTTATTGTATCTATCATTTCTTACTGTTTATAAAACAATTTATAGTTAATCTTCCATCATTTATATCATTTCCGTAATTGAGTAAAGAGCTGTGTTTCACATGAGCATCAAATAACAAAGCTCTATTTTGAATAAATTTTACAATAGTAGATGGACTATTATCTTCTTCGTACAAACAAGTTCCTGATTCTAAATTAGTTTTAGATAAATATATTAATAGAGTTTTTTGGGAGGTATCT